CCCAAGAGCCTTGTTAGCTATACCCTTTTCGGGTACGAAATACGACGCAAAGTATTTTTATGAAATAACAATTTCAGCCGAGGTAGTTCCAGTTCGTCCTGTCAAGCCTGTTCCTGCAATTCACGTAAACAGCACCGGCATTCGAGCCATTCCTGAGATTACCGCGTGCGCCGTAAGTCCTTTTATATCGTCCGGTCGTATTAGGGGCGATCCCCTCTTCCCTAAAGGGAATTCACCCCCGACGACCTACTGTATCAATCGCAGCCGAGGAAGGCCCAGCCCGCCCAGTCAAGCCCGCCCCAGCAATTCACGTAAACAGCACCGGCATCCGAGCCATGCCCGAGAAAACCGCGTCCAAGGTCTTCTCTTGTTCCTGATGTATTCTTTCCGCCTGCATAACAACGATCGCCCCAACCTTGCCGATCACTGCTGCCGACTGCCTTCACGAACCACGCGCAAGTTTCCGTATCTACTCCGATATCTCCGATCCAGAAATCCGCTCCGTCGTTTGCCGGAATGTTGCCAATCAGTTTATATGTGCTTTTGATTGTTGCTTCGTCTGTGACGTGTTTCGTCCCTCGACGGGCGATATACACGTCTTTGCTGTAATCTTTCTTGAATACCATTACAGAATCCGCGTATACAATATATCCGCCGACCGCATCTTCGACGCCCATAATTCTGTACGGATGCTTTCTATCTGTATTTGATGTCAACGATCCGTCATGTTTTCCGATAACCCGGTCTGTCGAACCGCTCCACCAGTACATAGTTGACATTATAATTGGTGCGTTTACTGTGTCGCTGATTGCGACCGGTGTTGTCGCAAACCCTTCTGTTATGTCCAGATATACAGCTTTGTTATTTTCGTCCAGATCTTCGATTCTCAGCACTTTTACGTCGTCTGCGTATTTGTGTATTGTGGAAATTCCGCGATCGTTATTCACAGTATTATTTGATGTATTAAGTGAGCCATATCCAACTGATACACACGAACCAACGATAATATTTGCCGCCTGTGCATTTGTCACCGGGAAATATGTTTCTTCTGTTTCTCTCTGCACTGCTGCCGTGTACTGGAGATTATAACTTGCTGTTCCTGCAAAAATGCTCTGTTCATTCTTCGTGGCATATTTAATGACCTGATATAAGATCTTGTACAGATTTCTTTCTTTTCCGCCACCCCAGTAGCCTTTGCCTTTTTTCTGGTAGTTCGTAATCATGTTGTTGTGGCTCTGATTTCTTGCCGGTTTGGAATTTTTGAAAGATCTTAACAGCCCGTCTGTTCCAGTCCCGCTTACATATTTGCTGTGTATCACATAAGGTGCGAATGTTCCGTCTTCTTTTTTTGCTGCTTCCCATCCTACCAGACCATAATCATCATTCGGTGTATCTGATAATGTCCAGATCTGTTTCCCGTCTTTTTCTTCTACGTTCCAGTATGGCGTCATGGCAATTACGCCAACATCCACTGATCCATCATTTTTGAAATCATTTCCCCAGCCTTCAATTGCTGTTGGAATTTTCCGGCCATAATCATCCGTTATGTAATTGCAGTTGAACCACGCAAAGATCCCGATTCCTTCGTAATCATCCCGTCCTTCTACTGTGTCCGTTGACGGTTCGCATACTTTTCCGTCGTTTGCAAGGGTTTTAGTTCCTGCCGACGTTGGGTTTGTTTCGAAAAGATAGAATTCTGTCTGATACACTCTTCCGTTTTTCATAGATCCGAAGAATGCTTCAAGTATTTTTTCATCGATAATTCTTTCTAATTTTTGTGCTGTTTTCTCCGCCGAATCAGCCGACTCTGCTGCTTCTGATGCTGACCTTTCTGCTGCCTTTTTTGATTCTTCTGCTGACGTCGCACTGATCTGTGCCACCTTGGATGCTGTTTCTGCGGTCTCTCTATCCTCCGCTGTTCCTATCTTGGCTTTCTCAGCGGCTTCTTTTGCCTGTACTGCATTGTTCTTTGCGGTTTCGGCTTCTGACCTTGCAGTTTCAGCCGCTTCTTTCGCAACCTTGGCATTATCAGCATAGCCTGCCACCGTGCTCTGCATGGTTTCTACTGCTGCCTTTGCGGTTTCTGTTTCTCTCCTGGCTGTTTCAGCAGCTGTCTGGGCTTTCTTAGTTTCTGTCTCTGCATTTTCTGCAGCTTTCTGTGCAACTTCTGCTTTTGCCTGGGCTGTTTCTGCTGCTTCCTTATTCACATCTGCTGTGGCTTTCGCTGCCTCTGCATCCTGCTTCGCTTTTTCTGCTGCGGCTCTGACCTCCTCTGCTGACTCCTTGGCGGCTGTGGCTTCCGTTGCCGCCTGTACTGCCTCTGTTTTTGCAGTTTCGGTTTCTGTCTTGAATGCTTCTGCGTTTTTTGCAGCTGTTTCTGCATTTTCTTTTGATGTTTTTGCTTCATCGGCAGCTTCCTCTGCGGCATTCTTCGCATCCTCCGCCTGATTTGCTGCTGTCTCAGCAGACTTTTTCGCACTCTTAGTTTGCTGCATATACTCATTTGCTGCCAGCAGTGTGTGGTGGAACAGGTCAATATCTTCCGGAACTTCAAATCCTTCTGGTTTCATTCGTCTGTTCACATGCATGATCGCAACATTTACTGTTCTGCCTTCTTCTGAGCTGACCAGATAGATATACAGTTTGATGATTCCCCTGCTTGTCAGTGCTTCATTCGGTATATCGATGATCAGTGCATCTTCCTGTTTATAACCTGTTACTGTTTTTGTTTCGGTCAGGTTATCATACTGGAAATGCACTTCGCAGACATCCGGCAATTCGATGCCCGTGACCTCAATCTTCTGGCCGAAATCATACTGCCATAATTCATCTGTCAGCTCAATCTCTTCACCGAATCTTGAAAATACTGCTTTTAACATTATCTCACCCCTTCGATTCGTTTCACGCTTACCTTGTTTG